GACCATCTGCGCGAAGCGGTGCGCGGCGTGGTGCCTGATCCGATCATCGACCGCACCGACAAGAAAGGCTTCCCGATCCCGCTCGTCGTGTGGGCGAACACGTTGGGCAACCCGGTGCGGGACTTCATCGGTGACAGGCTTGGCGGTATCCCCGATCCGGCGCGGCCGTTTGATCGGGGCTGGTGGAACGACTTGCTGAACACGTCGACCGCGGAGGCGACGGTCGGGTTCGGGACAGCGTCGAACAGCACGGTCAACTACACGCCGTACCGATGAGCCTCAGCACGTCCCCGGCGCACCTCGCCAAGTGGGGTGTCCGCGCCGTGGGCGGCCCGCTCAACGGGCAGATCGTTGATGACGCGCCGCTGCTGTGGCGGACGATCCGACAGGACGGTGGCTGCTATCGGCTGGAAGGGAAAGCGGATGGCGGGTTCGTCTACGTGTGGGCCGATCTGGCTTCTCTCGACGAGGGGTAGACCGGCCGAGGCGCAAGCCACGGTCGACGCGTGCGTGGCCGCCGGGATGACCTCCCGCGGTGTCGTCTACCAAGACGAGATCGCGTACCCGAAACTGCGGCTCCCGAAGAACTGGACGCAGCACCACGAACCCGTGTGGGGTTCGTTGCAAGCGTCGATGCAGTGGTGTTACGAAACGTTCCCTGATGCTTCTCATTACGGGTGGCTCGCGGACGACACAAGGCCACGCACCCAAGGCTGGGACCGCCAGCTTGAACACGCGGCCGGGGATTGGGGGCTCTCCTACGCACGCGACCTGTGGTACAGCGAAACCCCTTTGGAGCTCGACGGTTTGCAGAAGGGCCGCAACATGTCGTCCGGGCTCTGCTGGGCAGGCTCCCTTGTGCGGGAGGTCGGCTGGTGGGCGCTACCCGGTGTGCGGCAAGCCGGCATCGACACGGCGTGGATGGACATCGTCCGGCCGCTGGGTTTGCACCGCTACACCCACGACGTTGTTGTGGAGCATCTGAACTGGCAGACGGGGAAACGCGAGCGGGATGCTGGGGATGAGTGGTCGCGGGAGGGCGTGAACTACGTCGAACGTGACCTGGTTGTGAAGAACGAGTGGTCGTGGTCGCCGGGGTACCGGGAGTTGCTGGAACGGGTCGCTCGTGCGGCGGGTGTGGAGGCTGACCGGGCGACGATCCGCCAGTCGTACATAGATGAGTTGTGGCGGGCGGGCACGTTGAACGAAACGAAGATCCGCCGGATTCAGGAGGGGTGGCATGACGCCCAAATTTTCTCTGCTCACGCCGACGCGGAACCGGCGTGACTGGCTCCCCCGGTGCATCCAGTCGGTGCTCAACCAGACGTACCAGGATTGGGAGCAGATCGTTTATGACGTTGGCGACGAAGGGAGCACGGTTGAAGACCTCATCCCTGCTGATGTTCGTGTGCGGTACGTGCGCGGGGTTTGCCGTGGGCCTGCTGGCGATTTTCAGTCCGCTCTGGAACTGGCGGCTGGCGAGATTGTCACTCCGCTTTCAGACGATGACCGTCTCCCCCGTCATGCGCTTGAAGTCGCGGCGGCACACATGGGGGACGCCTCCTGGCTGAACGGCCGCACCGTGTTGGTGAACGACGCCGGATACCCGGTTGCGTTCCGTGGCGGCACCTGGGCGCACGTCGAGGAGACACGGCACGGCATGTACATGCTTGGCGGCGCCGTCTACTGGCGCAAAGAACTCACCGACCGGCTCGGCGGGTTCAACTCCGCGTTCGACGGGGCGGCTGACTTCGACCTTTACCGCCGCTTCCTGGCGGACAGCGAGCCGGCGCGGACGGGAGACATCTTGTACCTCTACTCGGATCATGCGTTGACGGATACGCGCGTCAACGCGGCCCGCCAGTCGGACGCGACCCGGCGGATCATGGCGGCGGCCTGATGGGCAGGCCGTCCAAGGAGGCAGAACTGTCCGCGTTCGCGGAACACATCGGCGTCGAACTCACACGCGTCCACGACTTCATCGGCGCCGCCGCCCCTGTCAAGGGCACAACCAAGAAGCCGCCCGCACTCACCCCCGACGAACTCGGGGAGCCGCCCGAACGGTTCGAGGATTGGCTCCCCGAAATGCGCCGCATCCTCTGGTCCAAGATCCACGACTTCGACGGGGTCGCCGCCGTCCAAGCGCAGAAGCTCATCAAGGAACTGGTCAAGATGGAGCGCGAGGACGAAGGCCCCGACCTTGCCGCCGAGGAACGCCGGCCGCTGCTGGACAGGGCCGAATCGTTGCCGTCCGAGGAGGCGGCGCGACTCATCAAGCAGGAGATCGCGCGGAGTGACGCGTACCAGGCGGATCTGTTCGCCGCGCTTGAACGACTGGAGGCCGCATGAAAAGCGTTCTGTGCAACGGCTGCCACAAGTGGTTCGACGCGAAGAAAGACAGGTGCGACAGGTGCGGCCTGCTGCGCCCATCCACCAACGTTGCGCTCGGGTCGCAGCGGTGGGCGTCGATGCTGAACGAGCGGAAACGACAGGCGCTCAGCGAGTAGTGGACGACGCAGACCGGCGGCTCCTCCTCTCGGAGCCCGCGCTGTTCATCGCCACCTACTTCCCGCACCGCATCGCCCCCTATCACGGCGCCGCGCCGAAGCTCGAGCCGTTCCACATCCGGCTCATCGACACCGCCGTCACACAGGTCCGGTCGCTCACCCTCTACCCCGCCGGTCACGGCAAGACCACGATCGTGTCCACGCTGTTGCCGATTTGGGCGTTGTGTGCGAACCCCGACATCCGTATCTCGATCATCGCGAAGAACACGAACGAGGGTGAGAACATCATCCGGTCGATCCAGTCCGAACTGATCGACAACGAAGACCTCGTCAGAGACTTCGGCCCGTTCGCGCATGACGGCGACGGCAAAGCCTGGTCGCTCTCCCGCATCGACGTGGCCCAGCGGAAACGCCGCGGCAAGGAGTCCACGATCGCGATGTTCGGCGCGACCTCCCGTGACACGCTCGGGTACAGGACGGACTGGACGATCTGCGACGACGTAGTCGACGACGTGAACAGCGCCACGCCGGAGGCTAGGGCGAAGTTGCGGAACTGGTTCGACCTCCGGGTTGAGACGGGGCCGGAGCACATCACGTCACGGCTGACGGTGATCGGCACCCGGTTCCACCCCGAAGACTTGTACGGCGACCTCATCGAACTGGTCGAGCCGACCGACGACGGTGCGGCGCTGGACAACATCTACGCGATCCGCAGGCAGGACTCAGACGCCGTCGTAGACGACGAGAAACACCTCACCCTGTGGCCGGAGCGGTGGCCGTGGAAACGGCTGATGACGCAGAAGGTCAAGGTCGGCACCCTCAACTTCAACAAGCGTTACCGGAACATCGCCGTCGACGAGTCACGGATGGTGTTCAAGGAGGAGTACGTCAAGGGCGGCTGGATCGGCAAGAACCGCTACCCCGGCGTCCTCGACACGACCTTTGCGGTTGGGGATTACGGCGACAACTGGCGCCGCGTCGCGGGGTTCGACCCGGCGGTGGGTACGTCGAAGCACGCCAAGTTCTGCGCCCACATCGTTTTGGCGGAAGGGTCGTGTGTGACGCATGACCGCTGCTACTGGGTCGTCGACTGCGAACGCGAACAGTGGACGCTTCCGCAACAGGTCGAGAAGATCATCACCAAGCACCAAGAGTTCAGCCTGCTCGCATCCCACGTCGAAGCGAACAGCTACCAGGCCGGTCTGCTCGAGGCGATCGAGCAGAAGATGCGCGAGACGAACATCGCGCTCACCGTCGCGCCGCACTACACGAACAAGACGAACAAGCCCGACCCCGAACTGGGTGTGCAGGCGATGGCGCCCTGGTTCGAGCGTGGCGCGTTCCATATCCCGCAGGCGGACGCGTTCTCGCAGAACCGGATGCGGCAGCTGGTCGAGGAGCTTGTGATGTACCCGGATTCGCGGACGACGGACACGGTGATGGCGTTGTGGTTTGCGTGGCGGGCGTTGCAGTCGACGGGCCAGCGGTTCGCGTCGGTGAACCGGATGGCCCGTGAGGCACCACGGTTGAACAAACGTTTCGGGTCGCGTCGGCTCGTGATGAATCCCGCCTATAGAGGGCAGGGGGAGGCAGCTTGATCAGTTACGGGGACGCGAAGTTGCTTCTCACCGAGCTCGGCCCGGAGTATCAGCGCCGCCACACGGAGTTCGCGAAGCTGAGGGATTTCTGGCATGGCCGGTATTGGGGCGAGGTGGATGCGCAGACGCACGGGGTCGAGTCGATCTTCCGTGACGTGACCGCGGCCCGTTCCGACGTGGGTCCCGACATGAAACTCACCCGGAACCTCGTGTTCGACGTGAGTTTGAAGTACCAGTCGTTTCTGTCGTCGCTGCCGATGATCCGCACGTTCGCTGACCGGCCGACGCGGACGGCGAGGGCGCAGGCGCAGTTGAAGGAGAACGTCCTGTACGGGACGTGGGCGCAGGCGAACATGAACCAGCAGTTGAACCGGATCGCGTGGTTCGGCCCGCTGATGGGCGACTCGTTCCTCGGGATCTGGCCCGACCTGGACTACAACTGCGTCCACGCCGTCGTCCGGTCACCGGAGCACGCCTACCCGGTTCCCAGTTTTGACGGGTCGAAACTCGACGCGATCCTGTTCTGCTGGAACACCAAGCCCGGCGCGGCGAAGCGGGCGTTCCCGAACTGGGACGGCACCGCGGACGAGTCGCAGGCGAACGTCGAGATCCTCGAATACTCCGACACGAAGCAGTTCGTCCGCTGGGTTGATGGGAAGCAGACGAACGGTGTGGAGCACAACCTCGGGTTCAACCTGTTCGACCAGGTGCCTTTCATCCATGTGCCGGGTGAGCCGTGGAACCACGGCGCCGTCGAACAAGCGGTGAATCTCGTTGAGGCGGGCAACACGCTCTACTCGCTGATGATGCAGGCCATGCTCGAGAACGTGTTCCCGCGGCTGATCCTTGAGGACCCGATGAAGTTCGGGGAGACGCTCGACTTCGGCCCCGGCTCCGTCAACGCCGTGAACGCGGGAGGCAAAGCCTACTTCCTTGAGGGCGGCGGACACGCGCTCGCGCAGGGTGTGGGGCTGTTGCAGGAGAACGAGCGGGCGATCAAGCAGGGCACGTCGATGCCGGACGTGAACTTCGGCCAGTTCGACGCGTCGATCATCACCGGCAAAGCCGTCAACGCACTCCAAGGCGCAGGCACAGGGTCAGTGGTGGAGATGGTGCAGGGGGCCGGCGTCGGCGCCGCACTCACAGCCTGGAACGAGAAGGCTCTGACGATCTACCAGCGGATGTTCACCGACGACCGCATCGACCTTTACGGGACGAAAGCGGAGTCGTCGTATGACCTGAACCCGCGGCAGTTCGCGATCAACTTCAAAGGCAAGGAGATCGTCGGATCACCACGGAACGAAGTCGTGTTCTCGCCGTACATGGACCAGCACGGCAAGCTCGTCATGGGCCTCCAAGCGTTGGGTGCCGGTCTTGTGTCGAAGCAGTGGGCGCGTGAGCAGATCGGTGTGTCCGACTCGATCGAGATGCAAGAGGAGATCGTCGGCGAGGTTCTGGAGGAGGCCGTGATCGGCGCGTTCGTGCAGGCGATGCAGGCCGACCCGTCCGCCGAGTCCGCCGACAACGCGCAGGCGCAGGCGAACGCGTACTTGCAGGCGAAGCCGGGTCAGCCCGGCATCCGCGCACCGTTGGCACCCGCGCCGCCGCCCGGTCAGCCTCCGCCCGAAGGCGGCGGCGGCGGCCTACCCGTAGCACCCCTCCCCGGCGGCGGCCAAGTCTCCGCCCCCGCCATAGAACTTCCGCCCGGCTCCGCGCTGGGCAACGGTGCTGGCGCGCCCTCTCCCGGGGCTGCGCCGCCCCCGGCTGCCGCTCCAGCCGGGGTCACTTTGCAAGCCGCCCAAGCCGCCCTCTCAGGCGTCGAGCTCGCCGGCCGCGCCTGGCTCGTCGGTGAGATCGCCGCGCGCGGGCAGGCCGACAGTGTTGACGTTGCGATCACGGATCCGGCCGAC